TTGCAGATAAGAACATAAAAGACTTGGTGGACAAGATGAATTCCTGCCACGCAAACCTTATGCAGACTGCAATAAAGGGCTATCGGAACGCGAGGGGCACAAAGGGCATATTCAAATATGAGTCTTATCCTGTGAACCCCAAGGAGGAAGAGGCATTCAAGAGTTTGCTAAACAGCAAACTAAAGCAGTTCTTCCAGGCGGACTCAGATATAGTCCTTCCGTTGGGCAAAGGTCAGGACCTTTTGGAGTTTGGCAAGGAGAAAACCTACTCCAGTGAGAATACCAGGGACATAAGAGCACTGATTGACGACATCTTTGATTTTACTGCCAAGGCATTTGGCATACCGCCAATGCTCATCAAGGGAGAAGTTCAGGATGTGTCAACTGCAATTAATCAGTTCCTGACATTCTGCATTGACCCGCTCGTAGACACTCTCCAGGAAGAGATTATCCGCAAGAGGATAGGCAGGGAAGAGTTCCTGCGAGGCACCAAGCTTGTGATAGATACCAGGACAATCAAACATATTGACCTGTTTGAGGCTGCACCGCAGATTGACAAGCTTGTAAGTTCCGGTTGCTTCTGCGTAAACGATATCCGCACAGCACTTGGATACGAGCCAATCAACGAGGATTGGGCAAACGAGTATTTCATAACCAAGAACTACGCACCTGTTGAAGAGGTGCTGAACCAAATAAGCAATGAACAGGAGGGAGATAATGCCAACGAAGATTAAATATTACCAGCTTCAGGTTGATGAAGCGAAACGCGAGGCGTCAGTAATGATTTTTGGCGACATCACGTCATGGGAGTTCATGGATAATGATGTATCCAGCTATACACTGGCAAAAGAGATAGAGGGATTGGATGTAGACACAATCCATGTGCACATTAACTCCTATGGCGGAGAGGTAGCCGAAGGGCTTGCCATATACAATATGCTCAGACAGCACAAGGCAAAAGTAATTACATATTGTGATGGTTTTGCCTGCTCGATAGCAAGTGTTGTATTCATGGCAGGAGATGAGAGAATAATGAACAATGCTTCACTGCTCTTTATCCATAACGCATGGACAATGGCTGCTGGCAATGCAAATGATTTCCGCAAGACTGCGGAAGATCTTGACAAAATAACAAGCGCATCGATCAAGGCATACATGGAGCATGTGAACATATCGGAAGAAGAACTCAGGGAGCTGCTCGATAATGAGACCTGGCTTACACCTGATGAGGCGCTTGAGATGGGCTTTGCGACAAAAATTGTCACAGAGAGCATTAAGAATCCAAGCCAGAGTGCGAGAATGGCACTCTTTAGGAGAGTTACACAACCACTCAAGCAAATATCCAATGAGGATGAAGTGGAACCTGCACCTGAACCGGAATCACCAAAACAGGAGCAGGAACCGGAGCAAAAAATAAATAATCTACTAAAATTCATAGCGGCTATATGCCATTAAAAATTTGCAAAAAAGGGGAGATTTTTGAATGAAGAATTTGGATCTTTTGAACATGAAGAAGGCTGAGATAGCCAACAGAATGAATCAGGCAGTTAAGGAAGGCAATGAAGAAGCATTCCAGCAGGCATTCAACGACTTTACAGACATCTTGCAGGAAGCTGTCCTTGCAGAGGCAAGAGGATTGGTAGAAGCAAATGACAATTCAATCCTCATGGGCAGAGGAGCAAGAGTGCTTACCAGCAAGGAAAGGGAATATTACGAGAAAATCATTGACGCAATGAAGAGCTCGAATCCAAAGCAGTCCATCTCACTTATTGATGAGACCTTGCCCACAACCGTAATTGACGCAGTTTTGGATGACATTGTGGAGAGCCATCCATTGCTTAGTGCAATCAACTTCCAGAATACGGGATTGCTGACGGAAATTCTTGTATCTACACTTGACGGAAGATTCATGGCGACATGGGGTCCGATATGTGGAGAAATTACCAAGGATTTGTCCGCAGGTACCGCAGTAATAAATCTCCGTCAAAAGAAATTGACTGCCTACATACCAGTCTGCAAGGCTATGCTTGAGGCAGGGCCAACATGGCTTGACAGATATGTAAGAACAATCCTTGCTGAATCCATTGCCAATGGTCTTGAGGAAGCCATTATTGATGGAACTGGTTTGAACGAGCCTGTCGGCATGAGGAGAAATCCCAATGGTGCGTTGGATCCTGTGACAGGATATCCTCTGACGGTTGCAGTACCTCTTGCAGAGATTACTCCAGAGACTTATGGAGGCATCCTGGCCGCTCTGTCTGTTGGACCGACTGGGCTCAACAGAGCAATATCCGAGGTAATTTTCATAGTCAACCCTGTTGACTATTTCACAAAATTAATGCCCGCAACCACTCAAATGGTCAACGGAACCTGGGTAAAGGACATATTCCCATTCCCGACCAGGGTAATTCAGTCTGTGCATATGCCACAGGGTGAGGCAATTATAGGACTTGCCAATAGGTACTTCTTCGGTCTTGGCGCTGGAGAGGGCGGAAGGATAGAGTATTCAGATCACTATCACTTCCTTGAAGATGAAAGAATGTACATTACCAAACTCTATGGCGATGGCAAGCCTCTTGATAACGTAAGCTTCAAGCGTGTGGACATCAGCGCACTGCATCCTGCACATCCTGTAGTAAGAGTCGCTGACTACATAGACGCTAGAATAGAGGAAATGGTGCTGAAGACAGAGAAGAACGCTACAATCAACCTCAACTTCAATAAGAACATCCATGCATACACAGCGGAGATTGAGGATGCAGCCGCACATGGAGACAACGATACAGCTACGCTTACAATTACTCCAGTGGACGATACTGCGACCATAGTTGTAAAGAATGGTTCTTCAGTAGTAACTCCATCTGACGGTGTATATTCGCTCTCCTTGACTGATGGAGTAAATATCATCACTATCACTTGCACTGTCGGAACTGTATCCGAGGCTTATGTACTTGTGATTGAGTACACTGAAATCCCTCAAGCATGAGGTGATGTAAGTGAGAGTTAAGGTTTTGAGGACATTTGTTGACAAGCATACAGGCAAACTCCATAAGAAAGGCAAGGAGATGGAAGTATCCAAAGAGCGGTTCGAGGAAATAAACTCAACCGCTCATGGTGTTTTAGTGGAGCCCGTAACAACTGTAAAAAAACGAGTGCCAAAGGGATAACCCTTAAAAGTAGGTGATGCGAATGGCACTGCTGGATGAAGTTAAAAACTATCTGGATATAACCTGGCAGGACCAGGATACGGAGACCAAACTAATAGGCATTATCGAACGTGGGAAGAAATATATCGACAAAATAAGCGGAAAGGAGCAGGACTACGACCAGAATGATCTGGCAAAGTCCCTGCTCCTTGATTATTGCCTTTATGCACGCAACCAGGCATTGGCGGAATTTGCTCACGACTATCAGCACGAGCTTATGCAGCTACAGATTAGAGCTGACATAGAAAGGTGGCAGGATGCAAATGAAGATTCAGAGGAAGAAACCCCAGATGTTCAATGATGGCATTCTGTCCATCTATTCTGTAATCAACGAGGCTTGCCCTGGCAACATGCCCAGGAAAGCGCTTGTGCCGAAGGTGGAAGGCTTAAGATATTCCAATCGAACTGTGGGTATGAGCAGATATTGGACCGCAAAGCAGTACCAAGTTGAGATTGCAAGGCTGGTCAGAGCTCCACTTATGGATAAGGTGTCTACGCAGGACGTGTGCGTTATAGGCGAGCAGCAATACACAATCGAACAGGTGCAGTATCCGGAGGATGTAATTCCTCCATGCATGGACTTGTCGTTGTCAAGGGTGGTGGATAAGTATGAACTTCCTGGTTATTAGGGACATTCTGAATAAGATCATCCCTGGCAAGGTTCATCATTACGAGGCGCTCGAAGGCGAAAAGGCACCTTACATAGTCTGGGCAGAAGATAGCGAAGGCAACACGCTGTATGCAGATGACAAGCGGGCTGAAGTGGTGCAGCAAGGAACTATCGCCCTGTACACAAAGAAAGAATACGACCCTATCAAGGGTC